TCTACCTGTTACTGACTCGTGGCCTAAACGTACCCATTCCATTACTGCTTGAGCTCCACTTGGTGTGATTGACTCATACATTGTGAATTGGATAGTATTCCAAATAGTTTTTCCTTTTACATAACGTTGAACGTTGATGTGGTTAAGAGCAACTGCTGTTTGAGTTAAACTTACAGCTCCTACTCCTTTAACTAGGTATGAAGGAACTCCATCCATATAAAGGATAAAACGGTTGCTTTGTTTAGGTTCAAACGCTGTATAGAAAATTTCGTTTGGATTTAAAATTGCCATTTTTTGTTATTTTAGTTTCTTTTATTATAAATATTTAACTATCTGCCTTTTTACCCTGGGAATTCAGTTCCTGTTGGAGTTAAGATGAAATCTAGAGATATAAATTCAGCTGTGCGTGTTGGTTGGATATAAATTTGACCTACTAATTGGTTTTGATCAATTACTGCTGGTCCGTTATTTGTTGCATCCATTACTACTTTGTAAGCGTATAATCCTTGTTTTTGTTGGATTCCTTCTAAGAATGGAGTAACACGTGCTACAAATGAATTTCTTGTTGCGATAGTGTTTTGTTCAAATACTACTGTATCTGCAATTTGGCGAATATATGATTTCAATTCAATCATCAAACGACGCACATTTACACGATCAAGAGCAGAAGCTGCTTTTTGTAACGTTTTATTTCCGTATACTACAACACCATTTCTAGGCAATGTTGCTAATGGATTAATGTTACTTGAGTATAATGTATCTTTGTTTCCTTGAGACAATTTGAATTGAGCTTGTAATACTGTAGATAATCCACCTCTGTTGATACCTGCAGGTGCAAACCATGGAGCAGCTACTTTATCATTAAAAGCATATACACCGGGGATTACTGTTGAAGCTGGTACCCATACTTGTTTTCCTGTTGCTGGGTCTACAATACGAACCCAAGGCCAATATGTTGCTGCGTATGAAGTATCTCGTGTTTGAGCTTGAGTTACTGCACTAGCAATTGTTCCATTAAATAATGTTAAATCTGCTACAAATAAATTATCTCCACGTTGTTGTGTATTTGTGATAATGTTTGTGATTTGTGTTGTATGTGTATCATTTGTTAATCCAGGAGCAAACAATACATTGAATTGGTATGCATCTGCATTTCCAAGCAATGCAATCATACTATCGTAATTACCACCTGTTAAACCTTGTGTAGTAGCACCAATATTATCATACATTGTAGCACCTGTACCTGCTTTAATATCTCCAGTTGCAGTACTAAATGATCCACTTCCATTAATTGGAATAGATGCTGTATATGCACTTACGGCAACACCATTAGAATCAAAATAGTTTGGTGTATTATAGTTAACAGCTTTAACACGTACAAATCTAGATGAGTTTGGATAACTTCCAGACAATTCCATTTGGTTTGTTGTAGCATTGTAATTTAATGTTTGATCACCAATTACTGCAGAAATATATCGTGGAGAATTTGGATCTAAGTTAACACTATTAAATGCTTCTAAAACAACTTTATTGTTTGTAGTATCATTACCACGTCTAATTACTACGTTAAATGTACCTGATCCAGTGTTGGAATTTGTGATTTCAAATCTAACATTATTTTCTGATCCAGAAGCTAATGCTCCAGAAGCATCTAATGAACTTGAACTGTTCATGATAATACCTTCAGAAATTGTTTCTAAAGTAAATGAAGATGAAGCTACGTTCAAATAATTTGAAGCTACTGTACTTGTTGCTGATGTATATGATCCTGTTATTACACGGGCTACTAGTAATGAAGTCCCACCGTAGTTGAAATAGTTGTAAGCTGCAATTGAAGTAAGGTATGAATAAGCATTACCACCACTAATAAAATTATCTCCAAATAATGTTACAAAATCGGAATAAGAAGTTACCAATGTTGGTACCTCAACCGGTCCTTTAACTGTTGGGCCTATAATAGCAGCACCAGCTTGAACAGGCTGTCCTGTTAAGTATGTGTTGTCTATCTCACTAATTGCTACCCCAGGGGATACTGTAAAATTTGCCATTTTATATTTTTATTATAAATATGAATATTCTCTTTAAAATATATTACTAAGCAGGAAACGTTGCACCAGTAGGTAATATATTAAAGTCTAATAGGATAAATTCAGCTGTTCTTGTTGGTTGCAAATATATTTGACCTACTAACTGGTTGTTATCTACTACTGATGGTGGGTTATTTGTCTCATCCATCACTACTCTAAATGCTGTTAAACCTTGTTGTTGTTGAACAGAAGCTAAGTATGGATTGATAATCGATAAGAAGTTATTTCTAGTAACAGTGTCGTTTTGTTCAAATACAAATGTATCTGCTACTTGAGAAATATATGATTTAAGTTCGATTAATAAACGTCTTACGTTGATACGATCTAATGAACTTTTTTTCTTTTGTAATGTTTTTTGTCCAAATACTACTACACCTACATTAGGATAAGTAGCAATTGGGTTAACGTTTGCTTGATATAATGTATCTCTATTTCCTTGAGTTAATACACGTTCTGCTTGTATAGCTGTAGGTAAAATACCTCTATTAACACCAGCAGGTGCAAACCATGGAGCAGCAACGTTATCGTTAAATGCGTATACTCCAGGAATTAAAGTTGAAGCAGGTACCCAAACTTGGTTTGCAGTACTTGGATCAATTGTTTTTACCCAAGGCCAATAAGTTGCGGCATATGATGTATCATATCCTACTGTATTTGTCAATACTGAGTTAATTTGGGAATTGTATTTTGATGAATCAAAGACCACCATCATGTCTCCTCTATTTTGAGCTGTAGCGATCATTGAATTGATAGCATTAAAAGCTACACCACTCATATCTGAAATTAAGCCAGGTGCAACTAATACATTATATTTGAATGCATCTTTGTTTGCTAATAAGGAAATAGATTGTGTATAGTTACTAGCATTTAATCCTTGAATATTATTTTCTGAGATGATTTGTTCGTAATAGGCATTTCCTCCGGCTACTACATTTTTTCCTATTGCGGAACCAAATGAACCACTATTGTTTAGGGGAATAGAACCAGTAAATTGTGGTTTTGGATTACCTACGTTATCAAAATAGTTTGGTGTAGGTTGGTTAACTGTTTTAACACGTACGTAAGATGAATTATTTGAATAACTTCCAGATAATTGAATATAAAATTCACCACTATCACTTGCTACGGTTTCAACTTGGTTACCAATTACTTTTTCAATGTAATCGTTTGAATATGGATCCAAAGATAACGGGCCCCATGTTTCTAAGATTGATGGGGAGACATTTGTGTCATTACCTTGACGAATCAATAAATAGAATGTACCTGAAGCTGTATTAGCTGAAGTAATTTGCCATCTAAAATTATCTGCTGAGCCACTTAATAGAGTACCAACATTTCCTGTTGGTCCTGTGCTGTTCATGATTTCTCCTTTAGAGATTGTCTCTAAGGTAAATACATCTGTATTGTAAGGGGAACCTGCAGCGTGTGCAGAGGCAGAGATAAATGAAGAGGTTGCTGCTGTAAATGATCCTGTTACTACACGAGTTACAAGCAATGAAGTTCCTCCATTATTGAAGTAGTTATATGCTGCTATTGAGGTAAAATAAGTGTAGGTGTTACTTCCGCTAAGGAAAGTAGCACCAAACTTATTTAAATAATCACTATATGTTGTTACTATTGTAGGAATACCTACTTTACCTTTTACTGTAGGACCGATAATAGCGGCTCCAGCTGTAATAGGTTGTTGAGTTACAAATGATTGATCGTTTTCTATTGCTAATACACCAGGTGATACAATTACTTCTGCCATTGCGATAATTTATTTTATTATAAATATGGTGTATTTAAACCTAGATTAATCTACTAATGTAATCTCACCCGTTTCCGGATTGATAGATGCTTTACCATATTTTTCAAACACCGATTTTGTAAACTCTTGTTCTTTGGTTCCTAATTCAGTTAAGTATGTTTTAGCGGCCTCGTGACGACTTTCTAATTGTAACTTAACCAATTCGATTTCACCTAGTTCAGCGATCAACGCTTGTGTGTTTGATTGGATTTTTTTTAGAGAAGCTAATTCTTCCTCTGTTAAAAACTTTTGTTCTGTAACGATTGACATAATTTATTTATTTGGGTTTATTATAATGTATTAAGCTGTTGGTTCCTCTCCAACTGTTTCTTCAACTACTGGTGTTTCTGGTTCTGGAGTTGGTTCTGGTGCTGGTGGGTTATATTTTTCAAATGTTGATTGGGAATTGATTTCATTTGCATTTTGTAAATTATCGATTACAAATGTATCTAAAGCATCAATCAACTGTGAATATGGATCTGTAATTGTTGGATCATATGTCAAGGTTGACTTGTCAATATTTTCATATCCAATTGCACCATTATCTGCAATATAAACATCCATTTTAATCATTC